ATGGGGCGCAGGATTGACGATAGCAGTGCAGACCGTCATCTGACCAAAATCAGGGGCATTTACTATTACCGCCGTCGCGTACCGGGAACCATCGGGACGCTCGATTCGCGCTCTCCCATCATTAAACAGTCACTGCAAACGACAGATTTGGTCGTTGCGCGGTCCAAGCGTGATCTGCTCGAAAAGGCAGATGGCGAGCTTTGGGCCTCGCTAATTATGGGCGGTGACAAGGACGAGGCCAGAGCGAAATACGACGCTGCAGTTAAGCGCGTGGAGGCTCTGGGCTTCACCTTTCATACGGCAAGGGAAATCGCTTCCGAGCCTTTGGATAAGATCCTTAAGCGCATTGAGACCATCCTCGCGCCGAGTGCACCAGTTATGCAGGCCGCTGCCATTCTTGGCACTGTGGACGCGCCAAAGGTGACTATCAATCAGGCGTTCAAGATTTATCGTTCTCAGATTGCAGCCGACCAGCTCCGCGACAAGAGCGAGGCGCAACGCCGCAAATGGGTGCAGCAGAAGCAGTCGGCGGTGAATTATTTTGTCGAGCTGAATGAAGATAAGCACATCGATGAGATAACCCGGGCTGACGCGCTGAAGGTCTATAATTTCTGGTTGAAGCGGATTGCTCCTGACAAGGGCGAACCTACGCACACAGCGACGGCTGGAAACCGGATCCTGTCGGATCTGAAAATTCTCTACGGTCGTTACTTCACGCACATTGGTGACAAAAACCGCGAAAACCCTTTCTCAGATCTTGGTTTTATCGAAAAGAAGCGATCCAGACCGCCTTTCAGCGCCACGTGGATCAAAGACGTCATTCTCAAAAAGGGTGCCTTAGCTGGCCTGAATGACGAGGCGAGAGGTGTTGTGCTCGCTTTGATCGAGACGGGCGCGCGCCCCAGCGAGATCTGCAACCTTCTTCCTGAGCATATCCACGCGAACGATAAGCTGCCTTACATAGAGGTAACAGCTATCGAAGATGGCGAGGGCAAGCGGGAAATAAAAACGGAATCATCCAAGCGGATTGTTCCGCTCGTGGGTATCGCGGTTGAAGTGTTTAAAAAGCACGACGGAGGATTTCCGCGTTACCGGCATAAAGAAACCCATATGTCGAACACGCTGAATAAATTCTTCAAGAACAACGGACTGTTCCCAACCGACAAGCACAAGATCTATTCGTTTCGACATGCGTTCGAAGATCGGATGAAGGAAGCTGGTCTGGATGCAGAATTGCGCCGGTCGTTGATGGGGCACACCATCGACCGGCCTAATTATGGAGAAGGCGGTTCTCTTGAGTGGCGCCATAATGAGCTGCAGAAGATTGCGCTACCGTTTGACGCTTCGATCGTTTGACGTGAGTGAAAATCCCCGCATTTCTGCTTTCTATGATTGAGATTACGCACTCGTGAGGACGCAATTCACACGGTTACCTTGAAAAGCGATAACCATTAAATATGAATCAGGTTGAAGTTTTAAAGGCGGCGTGGTTAATGACGCTGAATTCTTAAATCTTAAGATGAGCGACTTTCACTATGACATGGCAGGCGGAATCATATCAGTTTGTAGCGTTTCATTCTCCTCACGAGTTTCACGACGCTTTTCAAATATGGTTGAGCTTGTTTCAAACAAGCCCTGACAACTATCAGAGGCACCCTGATCCGAACACGAATGCGACTTTAGCGAATGGAAAGCACGCTGGGTATTTCTGGCAGGTGCAGTGTGGATCTGGTCGAGTCGATTTATTGCTCTTGGGTCAGCCGGCCGTCGTTCCCGATGTGACTAAGCCAGCTTCGTTTTTTCCAGTGATTACTAATGCGGCCTCTGGAGCCGACCTGTTGCGTAAGAAGTTTGTGCCTCTTCTGTTGGATAAGCTTGTTGTGACACGGATGGCGGTAGTTGGTCAGTTATTTGAGGATCATCCGTCTTATCAGTCGGCGAATGAAGCTTTTGTAAAGCTTACTAGCTCGCCCATCGATCCTAGCACCGCGTTTGATGCCATGCTAAGCGTGAACGTTCGGAAGAGTCTGAAGGAGTATGGAGTTGTGCTAAATCGTGTTTGCCGTTGGCAGACACTTGAAAAGCAGATGGTGCAAGTCCAGATTAATACCGGAATTACGGAAAGCGCACCGCAGATTGTTCAACATTCACTTATACTGAATATTGACATCAATACGGTTCCTCAACAAACTGCCATACGAAGCTCTGATAGAATGGCAATTGCTGAAAGGCTTTTTGACGAGTTTGAGGGCTTAAAGGAGGGGGGATATGAGAAACTCAATAGTTAGCGGAATGCTTGCTGTTTTGCCGAGCAACATTGCCGCTTTGCCCCCCTACAATCAGCCTGTTGCAGCCGTAGATTGGACGCAAGACGCTGCGATCTCTGGCGTAAAAATGGGGCAGTTTGCTTACTTGCATTCAATTAAGGAAGGCGCTGGGGAGTATTTTATTCACGGAACCATTCCGGGTAGAGGTTGGGATCATGAGTGTCTCGTTCTCCACTCCGCAAGTAATTCTGTAGAGGGCCGCACTGGGACCATCTTTGGTGCGGATTTCACTCAGAAGCCGAGCTTCCAAAGAGAATATGTATCGTTGGTCAAGGCGGTCGTCACCCAGCCGTCAGACACCATCGTTGCTGATGCAGTAGAATTTTCCAAAGCCATTAAAAGTGTGGAATGGCAACCTTCGGTATGGTCGGACGAGGGGGAGATAGTATTTGAATGGATTGATGAGTCAAAACACGCGGTAGTTAGCGTTGAAGGCGATGGAAGTATTGGCTATACAATGCTCATTGATGGACGGTTTATTTCGGGGGCGATTGAAGAAGCTAATGTTCATATGTTGCCTGCTGACCTAAGAGATTATCTGCTGCAAGCATGACTAGGTGTGGCTGCGAAAAGGAGGACTCGACACAGAGCGAGTTTTCGCCGGGAGTTGTTCTCGACTTTGAACCGATAGTTTATGCATTGGTTAATCCCGAGACATCGAGTGTTAAAGACGTCAGCAAATCTCGGTTGAAGCAATCGGATCTCAGTGTGTGCCGAGCTGCTCATACAACCGGCCCGGAAGGGCATGCCAATATTGTTCAGTCGCTATTGGCTAAGAACAGCAATAGGACGGAGGAAGGATTCTTTTACGCTTTGTGCTCCGAAATAAGGGCAATTACCTTGGGTGAAACAAACCAAGGAGCATTTTGTGTAATTGATGATGCTCTTGAGGGGTTTGAAGCTCACGCTCATCTAGGATATTCGGAGCCGGATGATCCAAAGCTTAAAAACCATCGCGAATCCGCTCGTGCTAATTTATCAATGCTCTTTAAGCGGCGCGGTGTTTTTAAGGACTGGAACGGGGATCCATTTGTCGTTCTCTGAGAATATTAGCTAAATCTTCGGGATGTTTGCGAACTGCAGCTAGTCTCATGTCTTTGATGCTTCGATCGTTTAGCGCGAGCGAAGATCTCCGCCATTTTGCTTTCCGTGGATGAAAGTGCCTCCAGCTCTCGCTCAAGGCGTTCATATATAGGGAGGCATTTCACGCCATCTGGCCCGAGCCGCACCATCCACTGAGCAAGCGCGTCCATGGCGCGTTCAATGCGCTCTCGCGTGATGGGTTGGGATTGACCAGAAATCCCATCAGCCATGATCGGCCTCTGTGGGGTCAGGTGCCAGTGCAACAGCTGCCATAGCGCGCCAGATGCGGCAAACGAGATCATCCTCCGTCTGGCTTTCTCCCCAGACAAGATCAAGCGCGGCTTTAGACATTTCCGGGGGCGCTTCGAAAGGAAGTAAGCTAGTGGCGTCTGTCCATGCGATTTTGGTGTTTGCGGCCAAATCAGTGCACCTCGCCAGCTTTTACGAAATGCGCTTGGCCGTCGGCTTTGACCTCAAACCGGAAAGCTACATCCTCGCCCCACCAATAGACCTCGACGCTATAACTGCCCGGTTCCAGCGGGCCATTTATGCCGTCGCCGGTCTCGATCAATTCATCGAGCGAACTGCTCAGTGTTTCGAGATCGTTGTGGTAAAAGCAGTTGGCTTTGCTCGGATAGTCTCCTTCAATCCAGAATGACCGATCTTCTGCCAAGTGCAGGGTGTATGACCCGTACTGTTCGGTTGGTTGAAAGCGGACGATATCGCCTTCGGCAACTTTGAACAGAAGGTGGATTTGATCTTCGATGTCGCCGTCTGGACGAAGATCATCCTTACTCTCCTTCGGGAAGACTATGTACGAGCCATCGTCATATCGATGAAGGAAGTCGGTCGGATGCCGAAGCGGAGCCGGGACAAATTCATCCATCCAGTCTGCGGGCAGCCATGTCAACTCGTAGGACTTGCCGGTCATATCAGCCCCGCAATCTGCAGGCCGAGAACGACGCCAGCGGCAAAGCAACATCCGAACACCGCCAGCATGACGCGGAACGTCGTTTCGCGGTCTTCAACCCTGTAGTTTGCAGGCATGGAAAAACCTGCCTCGGTTCGGAACTGGATCTCGTCACGCATGAGTGTCGATCCTCTTGATCGAGCGGCGACGGGCGAGGGCTGCGGCGCGCTGGCCGAGCTTCGCAACCACTTCGCGGGAAAAGCCGTGGTTCTCCAGCGTTTCCGGCGTCACGTTTTCACCTGCGAATGCCATTTCGCGCATCTTGTCGGCGAGGCGGCTTTCGACGCTGCTGATGCAGGTGTGGTGTGTGGTGTGGAGAGGTCGAAAGGTGATCATCATGGTTACCTATTTGTCAAATTGTCAAACCTGTGGTCGCTCACGGCTCTATAAATTGCCAAATAGGCAAAGTGCGTCAAGTCATAATTTGACAAATAGGCAAATTAAATGTTGGCAAAAAGAAACCCGCCTCTAAATGGGCGGGTGTTGCCGGCTGTGGTGAGGTGCGTGTGCTAGGTCATCTTCGACAGCTCATTTCGTGCGAATGATCGAGGTAAACGTTTCCACTGCCCCATGCGAATTACTGATTGTACGGCTGCAATCCACAGCAGGTGCACATTTCGGATCGGTGGTGCATTGTGGCTTTCCAGATCGTAAGATCCTGGCGTGGATCCTTTCAGTATCTTTTTTAGGTATCGATGGCCATCTGCTGTCTTTACAGCAGCTTCCCATCCGATAACTTCTCCAGCGTTTATTCCCTGCCGGTAACAGATAATAATGTCTCCTTCGTCATAGCGGGGATACATAGAATCTCCTGCAACTTCAAAGGCAATAGCATCGTCAGGGATCGGAAACGGCGCTTCAATCTCATAAAGTCCCTCTGGTGGAACCTGTTCTTCGTCTGGTGAGATTTCAGCCCCTGCACCTATCTTACCCATCACACTTACAACGTTACTCTTAGGTTTCGGGCTGGAGAGTAGATCTTCAGGATGCACTTTGAGTGCGTGTGCGAACAAATTCATGTTGCGAACGGAGAGGTTACGTCCGCCGCTTTCGAGTCGTGACACGTATGACACTGATAAGCCCGTTTCCTCAGCCAATTTTTCAATTGTCATGCCGAGGCTTTCTCGAACTTCTCGGATTCTGTTAGGTGGTGATTTGTCCATATGGCAAATCTCTTGCACTTCGCCATCTTTTTCCATGGCCAAATAGGCAAAATGGGACTTGACGAAAGTTTGCCTATTTGGCAAGTTCCGCGACATGACAAAACTCCATTTGTATCTGGACGCGAGAAATGAGTCATTGTCAGCGTTTGCGCGTAGGATCGGTAGATCGGCGAGCACGCTAACGAGGGCGTTATATGGTCAGCGTGCTCCAAGCTTTAGCTTGGCGCTGGACGTTGAACGGGGCACCGAAGCAGCCGTGTCGGCGGACGACTTTTTGAGCGCCTGCATGACAGCTCACCGCGCCTTGGTTTCATACGCTTATCTTACAGATGGAAGTTCGATATCGCCCGTCGGTTCCTCTGCGGGTGAGGTTGGAGCGTCGTCGCCGAACCATGACGCTCCAGCCATTTCTGAGCAGGGTAGAGCAGAGGTAGCTCACCGGGTTCATACCCCGGAGGTCGCCGGTTCGAATCCGGTCCCTGCAACCAGTTTCCAATCGCCCGATGTCCTCCCCACGGGCGGGGCCGGGGTGTCTTTTTCCCATTTCGACACTCCGGCCACCTTTCCCGCGGAGGGCAAACGATGATTTCCGCCTTGTATCAGGGAGATTTTCAATGGCCCGCGATTTCTCAACGAATTCTAACCGAAGCTTGCGCGTCGTCGGGCAAGTCATGCGGCAATCACTTGTTTCGCCGGGGATGGCCTTTCGCCGACTTATGCGGCGCGAAGCCGACAGGCGGGAGCAGGATGACCAGATGCGGCTCGATAGAGAGATTCTTGAGCGCATGCGGTTGGCAAGGCACGGAGCATCTACGACCTGAAGGTTTCGTCGAAGTCTTCTGCCCAGTCGTCCATCGCAGACTTGATGCTTTGCGCCGTGTCCCACGCGGCGGATTGTTTGTCCCGAGCAGGATCCGTGTCTTTTCCTACGGCAAATTCCTCGCATCTTTCGGCATAAGTTTCCGCCGCTTTTACAATGAACCCGCGCTGCTCGTCCGTCATCGTGGCGATGGTGACACGAAGAATCTGTTGCAGCGCATCTATGCGACCGATGATGTAACTCAATCGCTCTTTGTAACTTTCGTCTTCCACCATGGCGATGATTCTCCTGTGTTTTCGCACTCGCATGAGGCCATGCGCCATGGTGGTTGGCAAGCGCGCCCGCATACTTCGTCCCGGTGCGCTTGCCGCTCGAATTTTGTCCCAGCAATGCTGCCTCCATAGTCATTGACTGCTCAGCTGTACCGGCTGGGCCCTCCCATTTCACCGAATCCTTTGATCGTTTTTTTTCCTTGAAATTTCAGGGAGGTTCTTTTGCGCACTATTTCCGAGCTGGAACGCCGAACGCTAAAGGCTGCAACTGACGGTGCATATGTGCTGTCGGGCGGCATTTCCCGCATTCTGGACTTTACCCGCGTCTCAACTTCGCAGCTGTCAAAGTACGCATCGTTCGGCGAGGACAACATCGACAGCTTCGCGCCTATCGACGTGGCGGTCGAGATCGACCGCGCCGCGAAGTCGCCGACGATTACGAAAGAGATGGCAGCGCTGCTCGGTTATGAGCTGGTGCCCGTCGGTATTCGGAACGATATCGCGGCATCGCCGGCACCAATCTCCGAAAAGGATGCAATGCGCATCATGAAAGAGGGGATGGACGTATCGCAGGCGATTATCGAGGCCCTGACAGATAATCGGATCGATGCCGCCGAGCGTAAGAATATCGGCAAGGAAGCTCGCGAGCTTATGCGCGTGATGGACGATCTCATCCGCCGACTGGAGGCGGGAACATGAGTTCGGCTCGCCGCATGAAATATCTGATCGTGGACGGTTTTGTCGGCGTCATGTGCTGGCGCCTGCCGGTAAAACGTTTTGGCAGTGATCGATCACGCCGGATCCTCAATCGATTCCCCGAAAAAGCCGATGCGATAGCACGGGCCACCGTCGAAGGTGGCTCGCGCTTACGTGCGGGAAAGGCTGTTCGTCATGACTGAGCTTCAGGAGGGGTATGATCCGTGGAGCGCCAAGTCGGCGAGGGCAGGGAAAAGGCGCAACAAGGCCGTCGATATTGAAGCTGACGAGCACGATGCGTACGAACCTCCGACGGCGGGCGACAACATCACCTCGGAAGCCCAGACTGTCGCCGTCGGGCAGCTTCGCGCCTTCATTGAACGTATCGAGCGGCTGGAAGGGGAAAAGTCCGAAATCGCCGACGATATCAAGGGCGTGTACGCCGAGCTGAAAGGTTCGGGTTTCGACGCGAAAACCGTCCGGGCAATCATCCGCCTCCGCAAAAAAGAAGATCACGAGCGTCAGGAAGAGCAGGCAATGCTTCAGCTCTACATGGACGCGCTTGGCATGTCGTGAGGAATGGCTGTGATCAAGTTCATCCGGAAACACGACCTCTTCTTTGCAGCTCTTCTCGCAACCCTCTGCGTTCTCGGAGCGGCTTCCCCATTTTTTCTCGTCGTTTATCTCGCGGAGGTTCGTTCGTATGAATCCGTCAAGTTTTAAAGTTGCGGTTCGCTTGGATGCCAAGGCCTATGGAAGCCTTACCGCAATGGCCGAGCGCAGGGGCTACAAGCCGTCAGCGTTCGCGCAGTTGCTTTTCGATGCGGCCTTTGCAGCTCGCGTCGGCCAGGAGCAAGGGAATCCGGTTTCGGATCGAGAACTGGATTTGCATGTTCGCTTTGCCACGGCGCTGGCGGATGGCGTCGGTGCGGCAACATTGGAACGGGCGGTTCTTCTGCTGGAAGGGCACCGCGCCAAGGCGGCATCTGCTTCGAAGAGGACGGGGAAAAGCGGGGTCTCGGCATGACATATCCGTCGCATCCGCTCGCCGACATATTTCCGATGATCGCAGAAGCCGACTTGAAGGTTCTTGCTGCTGACATAGCCGCAAACGGTCAGGTCGAGCCGATCCTGCTCTTGGAAGGCAAGGTTCTGGACGGGCGCAACCGTCAGGCAGCATGCGGTCTGGCCGGGGTCAAGCCGATATATGCCGAGTTCGCCGGATCTGACCCTCTCAGTTTTGTCCTGTCGAAAAACCTGCACAGGCGCCACCTCAGTGAAAGTCAGCGCGCCATTGCTGCGGCGATGATTGTCGATTGGGAGCGCGGCGTAAATCAGGCAACAGCCGGGGCAGCAAATTTGCCGACCCGACGTGCGGCGGAAAAACTGTCGATTTCGGAACGGGCGGTAACCGCTGCTCGCCGTGTACGCGAACATGGTGCACCGGAACTTATCGACGCGATCCGGGCGGGCACGGTTTCGGTTCATGCAGGCGAGGCCCTGTCAGAACTGCAGCATGCCGAACAGGCGAGGGTGGTGCGCGAGGAAAAGAAAGCGATTGTCGCCGAGGCCAAGAAAATACGGGCAGAACAGCAAAAGGTTCGCCATGCTGTGCGGCTCACGACCATGGCATTGGTTGCCGAAAAGGGGCGGGAAACTGCTCCCGGCAAGGTGCAGCGTCTCTATCCCATCATCTACGCGGATCCGCCATGGAAGTTCGGCGTTTACTCGGAAGAAACGGGCCGGGAAAAGAGCGCGGAAAACCATTATCCGACAATGGATACGGCTTCGATATTCGGCCTTCTAGCCGAGATTGGTTCCCCGTTCACGCCAGATGCGATGCTGTTTCTCTGGGCCACTAATCCGATGCTGCTGGATGCGGTCGGCGTCATGCGGGCTTGGGGTTTCACCTACGTCCATCACTGGATCTGGGACAAGGAAGTCGCGGGAACCGGATATTGGGGCCGCGACCGGCATGAACTGTTGCTGATCGGAAAGCGCGGTAACCCGCCAGCGCCGTTGCCCGGTACTCAACCTGAAACCGTGCACCGCGAGCGCAAGCGCAAGCATTCGGCAAAGCCGGCGTGGTTTGCCGAGCAGATCGAGCGGCTCTATCCCGATCTTCCGAAGCTGGAACTTTTCTGCCGCTCGCCGCGTCCCGGTTGGGATGCCTGGGGTTATGAAGCTTCGGGGAGGGTGGAAGGATGACCGATGCTGTCATGTCCGCCCGCAAGCGCAACATTTATCTGTCGGGACCGATGACGGGCCTGCCGGACTATAACTATCCGGCTTTTCACCGCGTCACCGCGCAACTGCGGGAGTCGGGCCACCGCGTCTACAATCCAGCAGAGTTTCCACACGACGGCCCACCGGAAGAATTTCCAATCAGGCGGGCATTTGCGTCCTACTGCAATTTCATCTGTCTGGAAGCTGATACCATCGTTTTGCTGCAGGGCTGGGAGCGTTCCAAGGGGGCGCTCGCGGAACGTCAGCTGGCGCTCAACTGCAGCATAGAGATCATCGAATGGCGGGGCGCGATATGAACCCCGAAGCGATGGAGCTGCATCGGATCCGGAACAAGCTTGCCGGACTGTCGGGGCAAAAATGGTACCGATCCGCCGATGATCGCGGGCAATTTGTCGAGGCGAGAACGGCAGTAGGTGAACTCAATGAGATTGCCCGCTTTCATCCCGGCGCGCTGCCCGAGGAAATCGACTTTGTTGTCGGTGCGCCTGAAATGGTTGCCTTCCTTTTGCAGCTTGTCGACCGGGCGATAGCGAAGGCTCGCAAGGACGCGCCGCGCCAGAAAAATCAAAATCGGAACAAGGACTTTGCGGCAGAAGCCGCCATGAAGTGCGATGACGCGGCATTCAAGGTGTTTCTTAAAGAAAAGCACGGACTTGAACGGCCATTAACTGCCGACAGGGTGGCGCAGAAGCTGCGCACCATTCTCGGCATCACATCCAGAAGCGAACTGAACAAGGATGATGCGGCAGCGGATCGGTGGCGATCGCTGCGCGCATCCTTCGAAGCTTGGAGAAAGGTGGGCAACTAATGGCTGGAGAGATTATTCGGCCTGGCGCATGGGTGCGCCGGAAAGGCGGCTCTCAATGAGCGGTCCACGTCTTTCCATTATTCCGGCCCGTGCGGCCACAGACAAGGCGCTGAAGCCACGCGATCTGCAGGTGCTTTGCGTGCTCGGCAGACATACTGATGATCTGGGCTGGTGTCGGCGCAGTCAGGTGAAGATGGCGAATGAAATAGGCTGCGCTCGCGCAACCGTTTTCGAGTCGATCAATCGCCTGATTGATGCCGGCTATCTGGAGCGGCACGTCCAAGAGTCCGACAGCGGGCGCGATAGTGCGCACCTGTATCGCGTGGTTCTCGACCCGAAACATCCAGATCCGGCCAGCGTTTCTGACGCCGATGAACCCTGCCGGTATGTCGGCACCCCTGCCGGTATATCGGCACCCCCTGCCGCCCTAGAACCGGCACCCCCTGCCGGTTCTGGACCGGCACCTATTAACGACCCCTCTTTAATAACCCCTATTAACGAAGAGAGAGAGGCGCGCGCGAGCGAAAATGAGGAAAGAAGGAATGATGCGGAGGCTATCCCGGCTGAGGACAATCCGGCATCTGCTGCCTTCCGGAAACGTGTTGCCAGATTTTGCAACGGCACCGGATTTGTTGCCGGGCCTTGGAAAGACTGGGATGTAGGCGCTGCGCTGGACTGGATCGCAAAGCGCTTTGCCAGTCTGACCCCGGAAGAGCGCCGGGAGGCAGAGCAGTGGCGCGATGCGTATCTGCTTGACGTTGCGGCGCGGAAGAAAAGCCCGCAAGCCGTGGGAAACTTCCTGCGGGATCGAACTTGGACGGCGCTGGATCCAGAAATCCTGAAACGAGTGGAAACCGTCAAGGCACAGGCCTCGCGCAGCGAGGAACGCAAGCCGGACGGCTGGGCTTCCTGCCTTGGCCCGGTTGGTCTGTCCCGAATGTTTGCGCATCTGCTCGATGGGCCTGCTGATGATGAATTGGCTCGCAGCTCATTCCTGCCGAAATCGCAGCTCGTGAAGGCATGGCCTGCGATAGCGCGGTTCCGGGATATCCAGCAACAGAAGGGCGGGGCTGTGTTCCCGGCGATGTGGCACGAAGCTGCTGCGCTGATGGAGCCGGTACCGCAAGACACGACTATGCTGGATGCATGGCGCGATGAATTCAGGCGCCGGGCATGGCCTTGGCCGGGTGAGTTCGATCGTCTGGCAGTAGTCTACTGCCCAAAAGGCGGGCCGGATGCGCTTTATGAATTTGAATCTGCTTTGAGGGGATTGGGTGAACATGATGGCAATTGACCGCAAGCAGATCGACGCGGCGCTATCAATGCAGCCGACTGCTGACCAGTGCAGGGCCATAGACAAGGTGCTGTCTGAACGCCGGAGGGTAGCAAGAATGAGGGCTGCAGCAGCGGTTCGCGCAGGTGATGATTCGCCATGGTTGGTGCTTCGCGTGATGACCGGACGTGAAACCGCGGTTCGTGATGATCTCGAAGCGGCCAATATTGAGGCTCTTGTCCCCATGAAAATGGGCAAAGAAAGACGTCGCCGAAACGAGAAAATTCCGGCGCGGGCAGAGCCAGTGCTGGTTGGCTATATCTTGGCCAGATGCCGAATTGAGTGCGATTCGATGGCTGGTCTGCTGACATTTGAGCACGTGATTGCCATACTTGGAGGATATCAATTCCCGCTATTGGTAAAAGCGGAAAAAGTTCGTTGTTTCAATGAGAAGGCAGGCAAAGGTGAATTTGATCATGAACGGCCCGTCACGCTGTTCATCGGCGTTAAGAAGGTTCGTATCACAGATGGGCCTTTTGCTGGTTTGTGTGGTGAAGTTGTCACTGGCGTGGGAGGCGGCAAGGGCAGTGCAGTCATCGAGGTCAACTTGTTTAATCAGCCTGTGCCAATGATTTTGCCGCTTGCAATCCTTGCACCGCTGTGACTGTAATTCGGTCACGGATGATCCGGTTAGTTTAGCGAACCTCGATACACGGTAACACGTGGGGATACTATCCTGAGGCGACGCGCTCGGACCCCGCCCTGACTGCCTCCAAGGCGGATATCGATTCAGGGTCAGTGCGTAAGCTATGTCCAGATTTTACAGACTGACGAGCGCCCATGTGGCGCTCTTCGCTTATGAGGGTAGGGGCCGGATATGAACCTTGATGTCTCGACAGGGCTCAACGGATCAACGTCCGCGTTTTTGAACTTCGACACGCGCGAATTTGAAAAGCTTCTTACTTCGGTCGAGCGTGATGTGATGCCAAAGGCAATCGTCGCTGCGCTCAATCGCACGGCAGCAGTCGGCAGGCAGGAAGTCCAGAAGGAAATGGAACTTCATTTTGACCGCGTGACGCCATATGCCAAGCGCGGTGTTGTCTATGAGCAGGCCAACCAGAACCGACTGTCTGCGACGGTCATGATCGCGGGGCGGTCCTGGGGGCTGAAGAATTCAACCGCCCCTGCCAATTTTCTGACGCCGCAATTCTTTGGCGGCCAACGCAATCTGAAATCGTTTGAACGGCAGTTGCAATCCTACGGCTATCTCAAGGCCGGCGAATACGCTGTGCCTGCCCGCTATACGCCCCTCGACCAATACGGCAACGTCCGCGTGGCCCTGATCGTCCGTATCCTTGCCGACTTGCAGGTGGGACCTCGAACCGAGGGCTACAACCGCAAGAGAACCGAGGCCTCGACCAAGAGGAACCGGAACTATCGGTTCGCCCGTTTCTTCGTGCCCGAACGCAATTCGCACCTCCACCCCGGTGTTTGGCAACGCGACCCCCGAGATAACGGGATCAAACCTGTTTTCCTGTTCGTTCGCATGCGGCCTTATGCCAAGCGTATCGACTTCCATCGCATCGTGCGGGAGGTCGCCGAGCGCAAGTTCGGAGAGTTTGCGGCGGAAGAGATCGGGAAGCGGATGAAACGCTGACCTCATATGCGACGGCGAGGCCTGAAAAACATTTCGGGTCCTTCCTCGCCGGGTCTGCCTGCGGGTATTTCGCACGGCGACTCCTCGGCAGTCTGAGCCCGAAATCAAAGCCTAAAGTCGAAGGCTAAACAACTAAACTCGCTGGCTAAAATTGGAAACCTGAGCGCCGGACTATGCGCCACCGCCGCGCAATCTCGAGGTTCACAGATGACCGCAACGCAGTCGTTGCCGACCATGACGAAAGGCGAGTTCGCCCGGCTCATCAACGTCACACCGGGCCGCGTGTCTCAGTACATCGCGTCCGGCCAGATCGGGCCCGATGCGCTCGACGGCATAGGGCGTAACGCACGCATCATCGTCGACAAGGCGCGCCGCCAACTGACTGGCCGTCTGGACGTTGCGCAGCGCGTCGGTCTGAATGGTCTTGGCAATCGAGTTTCAGTTCCCGAAGTTGCGCAACCGGAGCCGGAGACATCCAATTATCGGCCTCCATCCCAGAGCGACGCTATCGCGGACCAGATCGCGAAGGAAAAGCTCGAACAGGCCAAAATGCAGACCGCGCGCGCAAAGCGCGAGGAAGCACTTGCAGAAGGCCGTTATATCCGCGCCGACGAAGCCAAGGCCGAAATCACTCGTGCGGTCGCCATGGCCTACCGCGTGATGGAAGGCGGTCTTGCAGATACGGCGACGTATCTCGCTGGGCAGTTCGAGGTACCGCAGCGCGATATCCTGCATCACCTGCAGAAAGCTTTCCGGGATGTCCGGGTTCGTGCCGCGCAAGGATTTCAGGAAGCGGCGGAAAATGAGGCCCCGCATATCGTCGATGACACGGATGATGAAGACGAATGACCATTCTCTCCAATCCGCGTCGTCTGGCCTACGAGGTTCTACAGCAACAGACGTTGCCGCCGCCGCCCGTGGACTATCTGAAATGGGCAAAAGGCAACATCGTCTTTTCTGACCGTATCACGCAGTTTCCGGGGCCTTACAACGAGGCCCTTTTTCCTTTCTTCTCGGAAATCCTGCGAGCATTGTCGCCGGAAGATCCTTGCCGGATTGCGACCATTGCAAAATCGGCGCAGGTCGGCGGTACGGTTCTGGCCAACATCTTCACGCTCGGGACCATGGATATGGACCCGTGCGATTTTCTCTATGTCCATCCGACCGAGGAAAATGCATCGCGTTGGTCGAAGCAAAAGCTCATGCCGCTGCTTCGCGAAACGACAGCGCTCGCGCAGCTCTTCCCGGAAAAGAGCCGGGACGGCGGCAACTCGATCCACTACAAGGAACGTGCTGACGGACGTGGTGCTATTCAGGCCGCCGGCGCGAATTCGCCTTCCGGCCTGTCGATGATCTCGCCGCGAAAGCAGGTACAGGACGATCTGTCGAAGTGGCAGAACAACGATGCGGGCGACCCGGAAAGCCAGGCGGAAAGCCGATCAAAGGCTTTCATCGCTGCAAAGATACTCAAGATTTCGACGCCGCTCATTGCTCCGGGCTGTCGCATCTCGACGAACTTTGAACAGGGCACGCAGGAACGCTACCACGTGCCCTGTCCGCACTGTCACCATCTCCATGCGCTGGAGTGGGAGAACATGCGGGATCATATAGATCCCCAGCACCCAGAACGTGCCGCATTCTTCTGCCCGAAATGTGGTGGCGAGATTCGCGAGCATCATCGCGCGTGGATGGTCGATCCGGCGAACGGTGCTCGATGGGTGGCAAAATATCCGGAACGTGCCCGCTATCATCGGTCATTCCACATCTGGGTTGCTTACTCGCCGCTTGAAAGCTGGGAAGCTCTGGCCCGGGCGTTTCTCAACGTCCAGCGCGGCGGCCCAGACGACAAGGGCAAGAAGACGGGCGCTGAGCAGGTCTTTTTCAATGACTGGCTTGGCCTCCCTTTCGAGACTGAAGGCGAGGCCATCGGTTGGGAAATCCTGCGTGATCGTGCCGAGCAAGGCAGCGTCATTCGCGGTATGATCCCGCCCCGCGCACTTGTGCTGACAATCGGCATCGACGTTCAGGGCGACCGCGTGGAATGGCTGCTGCTTGGCCACGGCAAAAACCGTTATCGTGTGGTGATTGATCGCGGTGTATTCGATGACAGCGCGGGCCGGAGCCTGCCGGGCTATGTCCCCCATTCGGGCCACATATCCGAACCACAGGTGCAATATGCGCTCTCAAAACTGATCCACCGCGAGTGGACAGATTGCTGGGGCAACAAGCGTCGCGCCGACCTGACCGCTATCGACGGTAACGCCTATACCGAGGATGTCTGGGAATGGGCGCGCAAGCATCCGATCACAGACGTCATCATGGTTCGTGGTGACAACCGTGAGGCAGCGCCGATGCTGGCGCAGGTGAAGAAGGAAAAGGACAAGCGCGGCAAGCCACTGAAATATCAGCGGCGCTTTTTCAACTTCAACGCCTCGGTGATGAAGGCCGGGCTCTATCGCTCCTATACCAAGGAAGATCCCGAACAGACGGGATATTTCGAGTTCGCCAAGGGTCTGGGCGATGACTTCTTCCAGCAAGCCACGTCGGAACGGCGCGTGCAGCGTAAGAACCGCGCAGGCCATCCCTACTATGAATGGGAACTTCCGTCCGGCACGCGCAACGAAGCGCTCGACATGATCAATCAGGGTCAGGCTGCAGCGCTTCGCCTCGGTATCAATTACTGGACCGAGGAAGAATGGGACACGCTTGCGGAGCGGCTGGCCAGCGAGCCACCGCCACCTCAACTGGATCTGGAAGATTTGATGTTGCAGGCGATGCGCCCGTCAACGCAGACGCCTGCCAGACCTGACGACGAAGAAGCAAATCCGCTCGTTGCAGCGGCGATTGCCCGTGCCCGGGCTCGCGCAGCGCGCCGCGGTTAACAGGAGACCAGAACATGACGGACAGAGAGCTTACAGAAAAGCAGCTTTCCGAAGCCCGCGCCGCTCTGCACCGTCTTCTGACTGGTGTGGCCACGGTCCAGCTTAGCTATCAGGGCGAGAGCGTGACATACACCACTGCGGATGAAGGTCGCCTTCGAGCCTATATCCGTGAATTGGAATCTAAGCTCGGCATTGCGCCTTCACGCACCCGTGCACGCCGCGTGGTGTTCGGATGAGCAAGCACGTGCTTCTTGATGGCTACGGCGCGCCGTTACCGGATTCGCTCCGGGCAGCGGCTCGTCGTCGTTACGCCATGAGCGCTGCCTATAGTGCAGCCGGCAACGATCATGCATCCATGGCCGCATGGCAGCCTGGCACATGGTCGGGGCAATCAGCGCTCGGGTTCTCCCGTGATGCCGCTGTTGACCGTATCAACGATGCAGTGCGCAACAATGGCTGGGCATCGGCTGGCGTTACTCGCCTCGTTGACAATATTGTCGGTTCGGGCTGGCGCCTGTCTTCGAAACCGAATGCCCGGACGCTGAATCTGACCGAGGATGAGGCGGATGAGATTGGCGACCAGATTGAGGCACTCTGGTCGGATGTCGCCACCGACCCGATGAACTGGTTTGACGCCGAGCGCACCAAGTCGGTCGCCGGTATTCTCGGCCTTGCAGCACGTCATCGCTTCACTGACGGCGAGGCCTTTGCGGTTCTCCCATATCGTCCGGGCGGTAACGGTTATGGCACCTGCGTTCATGTCATCGATCCTGCGCGCATTTCGAATCCGAACGGGAAGATGGATAGCGAGACGCTTCGTGACGGTGTTGAAATCGACCCGGATTTCAACTCGCCTGTTGCTTACCATGTTCGCAAGACCCATCCCGGTGACGTCTATAGCCGTATGCGGGAAATGTTTGTCTGGGAGCGGATCGAGCGCAATGACGAATATGGTCGCCCGCTCGCTGTTCATGCATTCGAGGCAACCCGCGCAGGTATGACGCGCGGTGTCTCGCGCTGGGCCCCCGTGCTTCAGAAGCTGAAACAGATTTCGGACTATGATGATTACGAATTGCAGGCTGCGGCGCTCAACGCAGTTATGGCAGCATTCATCAAAACGCCTCTCGATATGGATGATCTCGCCAGTTCGCTTGGTGCGGCCGATTTCGGAAAGTCGATCAATGCAATGGCAGCGGCGCAGCAGGCCGCTTACAAGGCCGACCCGATCAGGCTACGTGGAGCGCAGGTCAATTTCCTCAATCCGGGGGAAGAGGTCGAGTTCACCAAATCCGAACATCCGAACGCGTCGTTTGAAGTGTTTGTGAACGCTGCGCTTCGCAATATCGCATCCACGATTGGCCTTACCTATGAACAGCTGACCATGGACTGGTCGAAGGTCAATTATTCGAGCGCTCGCGCCGCATTGCTCGAAATCTGGCGTGGCCTGACTTCAACGAAAACAGGTTTCGCGCATTCCTTCATGCAGCCAATCTATTGGGCATGGCTGGAAGAGGTTTTTGATCAGGGCCGCATTCGCCTGCCGTCGCGTGCTGTGTCCTTCGAAGCCAATCCGGCTGGCTGGGTGCGTGCTGCATGGATCGGCGGCGGACGCGGTTGGGTGGACCCCGAGAAGGAAGCCAAGGCAGCGGCTATCCGCCTGGCGACCGGGCTCACGACACAGGAATCCGAATCTGCCGAACAGGGCCGCGACTGGAAAGAGGACATCATTCAGCGCGGACGTGAACTCCGCTTTGCCGCCAAGCATGGTGTCATTGCCGGTGAAACCGCAAGTGCCGGCGTCGTGTCGCGCTTTTCAAACGAACCAACCAATACCGGCAAAGGCGAGGAAGAGGAACAATGATTCAATACGCTATGCCGGAAATTGCAGCGCGGCTCTTCAATACGCCGCTGATGCTGCACGAGGGAAAGGCCAATATTATCGCCCGCGCCTTCGGCCCCCGCGTTCTGGGTCGGGAACTCGACATGAACCATGGCCCGGAAATGGGTATTCTCACCGAGGACATGCGCGAGCTTCGCGACGGATGGACTGGCGAGAAAACCTACAACGGCCCGAAGATGGTCGGACCTGTTGCTGTCATCGAGGTCGAAGGCTCTCTCGTGAACAAGGGGGCGTGGGTCGGCAAATCTTCCGGCGTCACTTCCTATGAAGGTCTCAACATACAGATCGCCGATTGTCGTGAGCGTGACGACATCAAGGCTGCGGTGTTCGAGATCGACAGCTTTGGCGGGGAAGTGGATGGCTGTTTTAACTGCGCGGAGGAACTGTTCCAGCTTTCGCTGGAAAAGCCGACTATGGCCATCCTGACCGATCATGCCTGTTCTGCCGCATATCTGATTGCGTCGGCCTGCCGGCAGGCCGTCATTCCTGCAACCGGTTATGCCGGTTCTATCGGTGTCATCTCCATGCATGTCGATGCGTCGGAATGGGCAAAAAAGCAGGGCCTCGCAGTAACCATCCTGCGGGCGGGAGAGAAGAAAGCCCGCCCGGGCATGTTCGAGGCAATGACCGACGAAGAATACAGCAGCGCTATTGAGGATCTGGAATCCATGCGTGTGCTGTTTGCAGAGACCGTCGCGCGCTATCGCGCCGGTCGACTTTCTCTTGATGCCGCGCTCGCCACCGAGGCGGATACGTTTCGAGGCCAGAAGGCCGTTGATCTCGGGCTGGTCGATGCTGTCGCCCGTCCAAAAGATGCCTTCCGCGAATTTCTGGCTGCGATAGGCGCGTAAGCGCCGAGACTGACCAACCCTACAATCTGAACAAGGAAAAAGCTGATGTCGCTTGCACGCGCTATCCGGGCTGCCGTTGGCGGTGGCCGGTCTATGAAATCGCGCCTCGAAGAGGAAAAGCCCGAGGACCTTGAAGACGAAACCCGCCCGGAAGATGAAGCCGAGGATGACGATGAAACCGATCCACAGGCTGAAGACGACGACGACAAGCCTGCTGATGCGGATGAAGATGAACCTGTTTCCGAAGATGACAAGGATCAGGGCGAGTTCGCTCGTGGCCGCCGCGCAGAGCGGAAGCGCATGTCCGCCATTCTCGGCAGTTCGCACGCAGAAGCCAACCCGTCTCTTGCGGCGCATCTCGCATTCAGCACTGGCATGAGTGCCAAGGCCGCAATCGGCACACTCAAGGCTTCCGGCGCATCCGGTTCCGGCAAGCCTTCGCTGTCGTCGCGCATGAACGGGCGAGTTCCTGCACTCGGCAATGGCGGCTCCAAGTCGGCGCCCCGCACCGGCGATGAAAAGCTGATGGCCTTCGCCAAGAACCGGGCCGAAGCACGGAACCGCAAGTAAGCGGCACCTGTCACCCTCAACGAACTCTTTCTGGGAGCAATCAAAATGCGATCCGAAGAATATACGCCCGGCGATCTCCTTGTCGGCGATTACCCTGTTGCTGTCCGCACAGTCACCATCGGTGCGGGCCAGGTGCTGAAGCGTGGCGCCGTTCTCGGCGATGCTGACGGCACATTCAAACTTTCGACCTCTGCCACAGCCGATGGCTCGGAAGTGCCATCCGTGGTGCTCGCCATTGACGTCGACACATCCGCAGGCGCGCTCGAAAAGCGCGTTTACACCAGTGCCGGTTTCGATGGCTCCAAGCTCATTCTGGGCGAAGGTCACACACTGGCAACCGTCGAGGCTGCTTTCCGCAAGGCATCGGCCCCGCTCTATATCCACACGCTCGCCTGATCGGCAGCGCCTCTCACCCTCGCGTTTACAACGCATCAATCGAGGAATCTCCAATATGGAAAGCCTTTTCAGCACGGTTGCGCTGGCTGCTGTTATCGAGTCGCGCGACCGCCCAACCGCCTTTATTCGCGACACGTTCTTTCCGAACGGCTTTCAGTCGGATTCGGAAGAAATCGCTTTCGACAAATTGAAGCGTCGTCGCAATGTCGCGCCTTTTGTCTCCCCGCTCGTTCCCGGTCGCGAGCGCGCCATTCGTGGTCGCCAGACCAATGTGTTTACTCCGGCCTATGTGAAGCCCAAGAATACCATTCGCCCCGGCGAAGGTTTCCGCCGTCGCCCGGGCGAGCGCATCGGCGGCGAGATGACCGCCGAGGAACGGTACATGCAGACCGTTACCGACACGCTCTTCGATCAGGATGACGAAATCACCCGACGCGAAGAAATCATGGCGGCGGAAGCCCTGAAAACCGGCAAGATTGTCGTGTCCGGCGAGGATTACGAAACGCAGGTTGTCGATTATGGCCGAAAGGCCGAACTGACCGTCGCGTTGACCGGTGCCAACCGCTGGGGTGAAGCGGGCGTCAAGGTGCGAACCTCCATCCGCGATTGGGGAACGCGCGTCGCCAAGGCTTCTGGCGGTGCTGCTACGGAAGTCATTTTGGGTGCGGAAGCAGCCGAAATCTTCCAGACTGACGAGGAAGTGCGGGAAACCCTCGACAATCGTCGTCAGGCCGATGGCGTCATGCAGTTCGGCGCAGTTGCTGCCGGCAGCGAGGACATGGTTGCCGTCTATCTGGGCTCGATCGGTCAGTTCAATTACTGGCAGTACACGCAGCTGTTTCAGGATGATGCCGGCAACGATATCGAAGTCTGGCCGAGCTTCGGCGTCGGTGTGATTTCGCCATCGCAGTTGCAGGGATTCATGGCACACGGTGCTATTCAGGACATCAAGGCCCGCCTGATGCCGATGCAGCGCTTCCCGAAGATGTGGGATCAGGATGATCCTGCCGCCACCTTCCTCATGACGCAGAGTGCTCCGCTGCCGGTCCCCGGCGACGCGAACGCTTCACTCTTCGCCATGGTCCGCTAATCCAGATCGACGAAACGGAGAAACGTATCATGGCAAAGCAGAAGACTATCACACAGGCCTATGCCGCCACGCTTATTGTTGCCGGGAAGGACATTCCACCCGGCACTGATGTGCCATTGCCAGAGGATGAAGCCAGGCGCATCGGCGAAATGTTTGGTGTCATCCCGGCAACCAGCAAGATGGATGCCTCGGCGAGGACCAGACAGCCCACGCCGCCCGCCAAAACGCCAGACCTGGACGCGCTGGAGAAAGCCGTCGAAGAAGCGCGGAAGGCCTATGACGACGCGAAGGTCGCGCTTGAACATCAGGACGCCGGCGACGATGAAGCGAATGCGTTCGAGGCGGCGGAAAAAGCTCTGGACGAAGCTGAGGCGGCGCTCGAAGCGGCGCTGGCCTGATGTCACGGCCTGCCGTTTTTGCCCAGATGGGGGACGCGTTCACCGCGTCCCTCGGCAATGTCGACGCCGAACTCACAATCGGCGGTGCTGTGCGCCCGGCAATGCGTGGTATTTTCCGGGGCGTTCGGGATACCGATCTGCTCGATCTCGAAGGCATCGCCGCCGAGGGCATAAAATACACGCTGGCGATTCCCGGGCACCTGATCGACGGTGTCAGGCAGGATGACAGCGTCACCATCCTCGCCAGTGACGACGGCAAGAACGTCGGAGACCGGTTTCTGATAGCTGGCCATGTAGATGACGGCAGAGCCATGAAGCGTCTGCTTCTGCAGGATTACTGACATGCATGTTCGTTACAAGATTCTGGACAAAGTCAGAGGTGACCTTGAACCGGTCGTTTCGGCTGGTGCGAACGGCAAGGTTTCGCTCATGCGATCCCGTGCAGTCGAGCAGGAAGGAACACCACATTTCACCGTTATATGGACCAATGAGACTTCCAGCCCGGATGGCGTCATCCCTGACCTTGAAACCGGCGAAGAGCTTGCCCGCATCTTCCGGCGCTTGATTGTCAACGTCATCATACATTTCAAGGGGCGAGCAGATCCGCAAAGGGAATTTGACGAACTGGCCCTGCTGATCGAGACGGCCTTGCCGCCGTCAGACCTCGGCGGGCTCGTTGTCGATATCCTGCCCACTGCATCGGAAATGTTCATCGACCCGCAAACTGCCCAGAGCCTCGGCTCCGGTCGGGTCGTATTCGAGGTTTCATACCGCACATTCGCGGGCATCCCGGATCGGGCCGCCTGACAACCCCACCCTCACAACAGGAGATTTGAGCCATGGCGTTAGGTCGTGAGCTTGTCATCAAGCGCAAGATGCTGCCCGACGAAGAGTTTGTTTCGGTCTGTGTGTCCGAAGCCCGCTCTCTCGAAATCAACAATGAAGAGATCGACATCACCAAGCCTGATTGCGCCAGCCCCGGCAGCAAGCTTGTGCGCTCGCTGATGTATGGTATGCAGAGCATTGCCGTACAGATCGACGGTGCATTCGTCGGCAATGCTGCCCAGAAAGCCATGACCGCCGATGCCGTCAATCAGGTCGTTACCGAGTATCAAATCGTGGTGCCGACAGTCGGAACGTTTGAGGCCGACTTTCTTGTCTCCATGACATTTTCCGGCGACAAGACTGGTGAACTTCAGGCACAGGGCCGTATGTCTGCGACCGGCGTCATCGGCTTTACGGCGGCAGCATAATATGGAGCCGCTTTTCAATCCCGCGCGCGGCGAGGCATCCTGCCAGATCGGCAAGACGAAAATCGTTCTTGTGGTCGAGTTCGCCCGCTTGGCACAATTGTGTCAGTTGGCCGAATGCGACGACATGCAGACGCTTTACAAGCGTCTGATCGGCTTCCACCCGAAGACAGTGATGGCCGCAATCCGCACCCTAACTATCCATCCGGACGGCGACGAGGCAGCGCGAAAACTGGCCCATGAGGCCATGCGGCAACTGAGCGGCGCAGATGAACCAGCCTTCCGCGAGGCAATCACCAATGCCCTGACCGGGCACATTGGAGAAGGCCACAAGCTGCGAGCCGAAGCCGATCACATCGCGGATCTCGACAAGGCGTTTGACAAGCTCGACCCGGGAAACGCCCCAAGCCCTTCAGTGTGATTGACCGCATCACGCATATGCAGCGCATTGCGACCGGCCAGCTTGGCTGGTCGCCACGGCAATTCTGGCGCTCCACCTGGCCGGAAGTACAAGCCGCCATTGAAGGGCGCACTGGACGGCGTCTCAAGGACGTCATCACCCCAGAACGTGCACGCGAAATCGCGCGTAACCATCCACCCTCCAAATCTATCAGGAAGCCGAGCTAATGAGCGCACGCGCCGACATCATGGCCTTTATCGGCGCGAATGCGCGCGGCTTTCACGATGCGATGACGCGTGTTCGCGGTGACGCGAAAAACACGGCTCAAAGTGCGCAGCGTGATTTCTCCATGCTGTCGTCCGGAATTGATCGCAGCACGAACCTTCTCAAGGCATCGCTGGCGGGGCTGGGCGTCGGTCTGAGTCTGCAGGGCGCAAAGGAGATTATCAGCGACATTGCCTCCATTGATCGCGAGGCGCGTCGCGCCGGTATCTCGATCAAAGCCTTTCAGGAGATGAAATACGTCGCCGAGAAGAACCGCATTGACGTCGATGCGATGATTGACGGCATGAAGGAACTAAGTCTGCGCGCAGATGAATTTGCAGTCACAGGCAAGGGGTCGGCGTCGGAAGCGTTTCAGCGTCTCGGTTTTGGGGCGAAAGACGTTGCCAACAGGCTCAAGGAACCTTCCCAGCTTTTCGTAGAGATTATTGGCCGCGTGCAGCAGCTTAACAAGGCCGCACAGATCCGCGTCATGGACGAACTGTTCGGCGGCAGCGCCGGCGAACGTTTTGTCGAGCTGATTGCGCAGGGCGAGGACGGCATTCGTCGCGCCATTGACGAAGCGCATAAGCTTGGCATCGTGATGGATGACGAACTGGTCAAAAAAGCTGCCGAACTCGATGCGGCTTTCAACACCATCGTTACGACTGTGGGTTCGAACCTGAAGCAGGCGGTTGTCAGTGTTGCTTCGGAAATCCGTTACGTTCTCGATCTCTTCAACACCGCTGAAAACCGCACAATTGCCACTCTGGAACAGCAGCTCGCCGAAAAGCAGCGTCAACGCCAGATCATGGCCGAGGATTCATTCCGGGGCTCTTTGGCTCGCGGCTACGATGGCGGGCGCATCCCCGTTATCGAGGAAGAAATCTCTGCACTAAAAACGCTGATACAGACGAAAAAGGAAAACCAGAAGCTTCCAGAGCGAAAGAATGATGAGATCAAGCTCCCGCCAACAGGTCTGAAAGTAGAAGACGGTAAGAGCGGCAAGAGTAAATCGATTTCGGAAGCAGAGCGCCAGAAAAAGGCGGCAGACGAACTCATCAAGTCGCTTGAACTGGAATATTCCCTGATCGGGCAGACGGCGACCCAGCAAAAAATCGCGACCGAAATTCGTAAGCTTGGTGCCGGTGCCACGAAGGAACAGAAAGACCGCATTACGGAACTGATCACAGTCATCGACGCCCAAAAAGCGGCGCAGGATCGGACCAACAAATCCCAGAAGGATTTTATAGATGGTCTCAATCAGCTGGAATCAGACGCGGTCGATGCCCTTGGGAATGTCATCGCCGGTACGGAAGATGCTGGCGATGCCTTCAAAAAGCTTGCCATCGAAATTGTGAAATCCGCCATCACAGGCAAAGGTGCTTATGCTGATTTCTTCAACAGCCTGTTTGGAGGCTCCGGAAACATCGGCCTCGGCGGGTTCATCGGAGGGTTGCTCGGGTTTGGTGGACAAAAATCGATCGCCATGAACGGCGGCATCGGCCTCTATGCCAATGGCGGCATTTCAGACAAGCCCGCCATTTTTGGCGAAGCAGGCACGGAAGCAGCCGTCCCGCTGCCAGACGGTCGTAGCATCCCGGTCGACCTCCGTTTGTCCGATTTGCCCTCAGCCCCGCAGGAACAGCGCGCATCTCCGGTTATCACCCTTTCGCCGGTCTATCAGATCGATATGGGCAATTCGGATGGGAATGAGGCGACCATTCGCAAGACAATTGAAGAAGTCAACAAGCGCAGCCTTCCTAAGCTTGCTGAGGATATCAAGGAACTTCATATGCGGGGTATGCTCTGATGGTTGCGATCCTGCTTCCGACTGTCGGCTATCGTCCGTCACGTCCAAAGATCAATGAGCCTGTGTCGATGTCCGCATTTGGAAAACGGGCAATCTCATTCGTCGAATATGCCGATGCGTTCTGGACCGTCTCCATGACTACGGACCCGTTGAAGGCCGAAGAACTGTTGCTCGTGGAAGGCTTCCAGTTTGATGCCAGAAACGGCATGCAGACCATTATCTATACGCCCACTACTGTATGTCTGCCGCGAGCATATTGGGGCCAGCCTAACCATGCGCATCTTGCAAGGACTGGCGTAGTGCAATCAATCCAGAACGCGCAGAACCTCACTGTCACGGGGCTTGTTGCAGGTCTGAAAATGCAAAAGAGCGATTACCTGTCGCTTACAACAGGCGATTATCATTCCCTGCATAAAGTCACAGTAGGCGGTGTTGCAAGTTCGGGTGGCGTCATGACCGTTGCCGTCTGGCCGCCCATTATGAGCTATATTGCCGTGGGCGCTGTCGTCACCGTGAAGAATCCGAAAATGAACACCCGCTTGGTCGCCGACAGCTTCTCGCTTTCGGAGGAAGCGTTCCCGGTGGCGTCCTGGCAGCTGATAGAGGTGCCGCGCTAATGGCCTTCCCATCACGTTTGCAACAGCTTCTTGAAGACGGTCGGGCTGTTATCCGGGGCATGATCAAATACCAATGGGGGACCGGCACTTACGGTGTCTGGAATGGCAAGGGCGCGTTCTCTTACGAAGGTATCACCTATCACGCCAACCAGCTTGTCAGCGTCGAGGATATAGCAATCGGTCTCGGCACCGCTGCCTTTCCGCTCACGATCGAAATGCCCGCACGTGCTGACTTCGGGTACACCGAGGACAAGCTGGCCACGATCGAGCAGCAGGAATACAAGCGACGGCCCGTGACGATCTCGGATGCGTTTTTTGATCCGGACACGCGCGAGCTGCTGCACGTTGAACCGCTTTATTACGGTTATGTCGACACAATCGACCACGTGCGCGACGAACGTTCTATGAAACTTGTGATCCATATTGAGACTTCGGCACTCGATAATCACAAGGATGGATACCGTTCGGCATCTCATGAAGATCAGCAGATCGTCTCACCCGGCGACCGCTTCTTCCAGTACGCTTCTCTGGTGAAAGCCGAGAAGCACGAAATCACTATGTGACCCCTCATACATCGACGGTTCTTCCATGAAACTCAACCGGCTACCGGATTGGGATCGCCGCCTTGCGTGCGTGACCGAAAAACATATTGGCATGCCTGCAGAATGGGGCGTGTGCGATTGCCTGCTCACGGCTGCTGACGCCATCGAAGCTGTTACCGGGAAAGACCTCGCTTCCTCCATTCGCGGAACCTATTCGGATCAGCTGGGCGCGCTACGGGCCATGCGCCGACGCAAATGCAAGACGGTCATGGAAGTCTTTGCAAAGCGCTTTCCTGCGATTGGGCCATTGTCGGCATGGCGGGGAGACGTTGGCGTCATCGAGATCAATGGCGTGCTGTCTGCCGGCTATTTCACCGAGTACGGTTTCGCTGTAAAGGCCGACCACGGATTGGTGTTTCGTCCGATGACTGATGTTGCGCGTGCCTTTCAGATCGGTGGGCGCTGATGCGCAAGCGTTTCCGGATTCTGATCGCATCGCTTTTCTGGTCAACCGCCCTGATTCCAGCGGCCCACGCGGATCCCATCACGTCGGTTATCGGAATTGTTGGAAGCCTCTTTACAGGTGCTGCATCCTTTCTTGGTGGCGCAGGTCTGCTCGCAGGGGTCGCACGTCTTGGCCTCGGTATGGTCGCGAACGCTCTTCTCGACAAGTGGGGCCGCCAGAAGCAGAAGTCACAGGCCTCCCAGCTTGAAACGACCTATGGTGAAGATGGACCACGCCAGGTCATTCTTGGCACAGTTGGCACCGCAGGCCAGCATGTTTACCGCAACAGTTTCAGCAAGGGCAATCGCCGGGTACAGGATGTCTATCGTCTATCGGATTTTCGCATCACGAAAATCAGGCGCATCATGTATGACGGGAAATGGGTCAGTGCCGAAGGTGTCCAGAACGGCGAGGCCGGTTACCGCATACCTGGCATTGGCAAGGGGCCCGGCGGAGCCGAACTCTGGATCAAGACCTATATTGGAACAATGACACAGCAGGCCGATCCCGGCCTGATTGCGCGTGCGAACCCGCCGACACGATGGACAGCCGATCATCGCGGCGCCGGTATCGCCTATGCGATTGCTACCTATCAGATCGAGAAGGAAGACATCACCCAGCCGTGGCAGGCTTTCTTCGAGATCGAAGGGGCTCCGGCCTATGACTGGCGCCTGGATTCCACGAAGGGTGGCACCGGCAACTGCCGGTGGGAAGATCAGTCAACGTGGGTCTATTCCGACAATCCCGTCGTCCTGATGTATAATCTTGAACGTGGAATTTATAATGGAACCGAACTGATCGTCGGCAAGGGCACGCCTGCAGCCCGGCTCGATTCCAAGATTTCCGAATGGACGGTGGCGGCCAATATCTGCGATGAAACCATGGCCGATGGTAGCAAGCGCTATAGAGCCTCGCTTATCGCTGTCGCAGGCGACGGCGCTGCACATGAAGCCAATATGCGGCCTCTGCGGGAAGCCTGTGCGGCATCATGGGTCGAAGACGCTGCCGGTCAGTATCCGATTGTCGGAGCCAATCAGGCAGTCGCGTTCACTTTCACTGATGACGACATTAGCTGGGATGAATCCTTCAAGTTTTCATTCAAGCGCAAGCATGTCGAACTGGTGAATACGACGTCTGGCAAATATGTTGACCCCGACAAATTCTACCAGACGTCGCCACTGGCAACCCGCATCAATCAGGATGCGATAGCACAGGACCGGGAACGCCTCGCGGTGTCGCTATCGTTTTCCGCCGTCACGGATGTTCGTGTCGCTGATCGCCTGGCCGACATCGCCTTTCGCGCCAGCCGTTATCAGGCCAACGGTGCGTTTGTGCTTCATCCTAAATTCCTTGACGTCGCCCGCATCGGGCGTTGGGTGCAGTGGAACTCCAAGAAATATAACCAGAGTTTTACGCTGCAGATATTGACGCGCCAATTGGGGCCGCTTGGCCCAAAGGGCGCTCGCAATATCCATGTAAGCGTTCAAGAAGTTGGAAATGGCATTTTCGATCCGACACAATTCTCCACAGTGCCGGTTATTACGGTGCCCGTTGGCGACCCGGATTATCTGAGCGAAGTTCAGAATCTGGACGTTTCACCGCTGATTATTGCAGTGGGATCCAAGAAGTTTCCGGCAATCAGGACGCAGCGTGATCCCATTGAGGACGTCACCGTTACCGGCGTGGAGTTTCGGTATTATCCCACGCTCCAGCCAAATGCTGTCCTGTTCGAACAGGCACCGGTGGATGAAAGCGTGGTGCCCCTGACCGAAAGCATCGTTTCGAGTACGGAATATGGTGTGGAAACACGGCTGATAACAAAGCCATTCCGCACCGTTCCGTGGTCCGCGCCGAAATACGTCACAACCCCCGCGCAGCCATATACCGATGTGCTCGCCGAACTGGCACAGATTGGTGAGGATGCAAAGGCAATCATTGCCGAAGCATCTCAGATGCAGACGATTTACCGCGATCTGATTGAGCGCGTTGCAACTGATGCCGCAATGGGCACAGGTCAGAATGTTGTCGACCGACAGGTCTACACCGAGAAGATCCGCAACGCCTTTGCACAGATCGTGGAAGAAAAACGCATACGTGCTGACGAGACCGGCGCATTGGCCGAGATCACGACTGTCTTGCAGGCGCAGATGGATGATCCTGATACCGGTCTGACCGCACTTGCCACCGGCATACAGCAGATATCGGCGCAGGTGAATGATGATGAGAATGGCTTGTCTGCATTGGCGCAGGCTATTCTGGGTGTCGAGGCTACGGTTGGGAACGTTTCTGCCGGGGGGCTGATCTCATTCAAGGCACAGGTTCCGCCCCCTGCCGGAGTGCTTTCTCAGATCAGCATTTTGGCGCGGGCATCTGTGAACGATGCGTTTGTCCAATCCGGTCTGATTATTCAGGTCTATCAGGATGGCCCGACGATCAAGAGCCGCATTCTCAGTATTGCTGACCAGTTCGTCATCTGGGATGGCAATGCTGCCAACCTGCCGTTCGTGGTCGAGGCGGGTATCCTGAAGGTCGCAAATATCAGACTGGGCACACTGGATTTCGACCGTTTGCGGTCCACAAATCGCAAACTTGATATCCGGGGTGACGGAAACAACGCCTATATAGAGGTCACCTTCTGATGGGTAAATTCTTTATGGGCTACAAGCCCGGTGTCGGTGCTGTGCTCAAGATATTGAAGCACAACACCGACGACGCGTTGACGCTCGCGAACGACGCCTACAATCGTTATTTCTTCAATTCGGAGACACAGAACCTGTCCTATATCTGGGACAAGTTCTATTTCTCAAACGGCTTCAACCCTTCGGTTTATCCGTCGTCAGAGGGCGTGAACGGAAACCTGTATATCGTTGAAGGTTCGTCCCCTTCATTGGCTCGTCGGGCAATGACGGTGCAGAACTATTTCGACGGTCAAAACCGCGTCGATGCTTTCATGTACTATGAAATCTTCGCACGCTTCCCTGATATGCCGATTGTGCCGATATATGAGGCAAAGTTGATGGACAACGCGGGGCGGGTGCGCGTTGGCCACATCGACAGCCCTTCAGGTAACAAGGATCGTGTTCAAACTGTCCGCTCGTATAATTCCGACATCTGTTATGCGACGCCGGGGGCGACCGGTCCGGGCGGTAACGGTATTCGGGGTTTCAGAAGTATACACCCCGATCTTGGATATACAGGCTGGGTGGGACGCATCACCAATAACGAAGGTCCGTACAACTGCGCACTGAGCAATTCCGACCGTGGCGGCTATTACCGGGCACTGACCTGCCAATGGGATCTGCCTGCCAATAACGCTGCGATCCCTGCTCCCGACGCCACACCGGTGGACGGGCAAAAAATGCTCCGTATTCGTCCGGACGTCGCCATCCTGACGCGGCGGGGCTTTAGTGTCGATACCGCCAACGTTCGGCAGTGCATTTTCAACAGTAACCGTTTTCCCGGCATGTGCGTCATGATGGGGCAGACAGGTCTGATCCCGGCGAATTCATCCGTTTATGTCCCGCGCACGACCGACTTCCCACTGCACGAGACAATGTTTGTCGACACGATCATTGCGCTCGACGGGCTGGAATTTACCATTCCTGCAGTTGATCGCACGGCGAACAAGACCGGTCGGCAGATGAAGGTCTTTTACAGGATAGATGCCAATGGCATCACATTCAGCGTAGAGGGTGATTATGCAGTTCGTGTGCGCTACATGGTCTATGCCACAAGCACGCAGGCGCAGACTTCGGGCGGCGTGAAGGTTCTGAGCGTACTGTCCAGCGGACACGTTCAGATCAAGCGTCCCGGTTCGAGCGACAGCAACCCCAGCGGTAACGACATCATGGTCGATACACGCTTTCCGTCTGTCCGGGTGATGAAGGAAGCCTACATACCGATTGGCGCGTTCTCGACTGCGAACGTGGTCGACAGTCAGTACGGCTCCCATGCCGCGATCGTGCCCTTCGACGGTTCGGGTCAGTTCATTTTCCCGAAAGTCATGGGCAACTGGCCTGAGCGAATAACACAGGGTTTCCATCAATATGTGCGTCTGCCGGGCACCAATGCGTGGCGACCTACCAACCAGTCCTGCGTTACAGTGGTCGAAACAAACCGGATTGTCATCCATATGAGTCCGGGCGCACCGACAATCATCGATACGTCATCGGGCAACTTTGCCTATAACCTGCCCGATCCTGCGGGCGCTCGCTATTACATTCTCAGCGCCACGACGCTGAACTGAACCCCACCCACATTTTGCAATCTTTGCCCATGGAGGAAATGCCGTGGCAGGCTATGATTTTGAGTTTTACGAGACCGGCACGATTTCGGTCACTGCCGGTCAGAAAGCCTTCACTGGCACGGGCACAGCATGGAAACTGCGCGGCTGCGAGGGTGCTCTCGTGGTTGTTGCTGGGGCTGGTGCGGTCAATTTCGTGTCGAGCCTGTCGACCGATGCTGCAGGCGAGTTCCGCACTGCATGGGCCGGGCCGACGCTTGCCGATGCTTCCTATGTGATGTGGCTTCCTTCAGCGGTGGCAGCAACAGCACTCGCCAATCATCAGCGCCTGGCAGAAATCATTGCCGGAATTCAGGGAGCGCAGCCTGAGAGCACTATCCTGTCGGCGTTCGCTGCACTTCAGGGATCTGACGGCAAACTGCCTATGTTTACCGGCGAAAACACCTTGGAGCTGGTTGAGTACATTGCCGATGCCAAAGGCAGCCTTAAGAAGCTTGCCGCGTTAGAACTCGCGGCAAACAAGGCGATCACAACAGACGACAGTGGTAACGCCCAGCAGATTGACCTCGGCACACTGGGCCGTGCGCTGCTGCCGCTCGCAAACGGCACAAGTGCTCAATATGTGCAGGGCGATGGAACACTTCAGGCAAAGACCGCGCTCCCGGTCAGTTCCGCCACTCAAGCCGCGCTAAGCGGTAAATTGAACTTGGCGGGTGGCGGTACAATTGTTGGAGCGCTCGGAGTGCAGGACGCCAGAATTACAAACTATGCAAACTTCACCAATGTCCATCAATATTCACCGGGGGTCTACACCTCGCTGGGTTCCGGCATCTGGTTTGCATTGGTAGTCGAGCATAATCCCGGCAACTATTACCAAGGCATTTTGCAGCTCGGTTATCCAAATTCGAACAAAAACTGGCTCTTTAGCAACACGGGCTCGTTTACTGCAGTCGGATCAATTAACGGATCTGCCAAGAACTTCCTGATCGATCACCCCGTTGATCCCGACAATTATGATCTTCGACATTGTTCGACCGAAGCTCCGGAAATGCTCGTTGAATATCGCGGTACTGCGCGGCTGGTGAATGGCCGTATCACGGTCGATATCGAACAGTATTATGGCGTCCAGCCCGGAACCTTTGATGCGCTTTGGACAGATGCATGGGTGACGGCGCTACAAAACCAAGATGGCTTCGACCGCCTCAAGCCCAGCCGTGTCAACGGGGCAACTTTTGAAATCATCTGCGAGAATGAAACGTCCAGCGACCTTGTTTCATGGGTGCTCATGGCGCGCCGCAATGATCCTTATGTCCGCTGGGAAGGATGCGACTTTACCGATGGCGATGGCAAGCTCATCATCGAACCCGCGAAGGAAATAGTGTAATGGCGGAATTGACAAAGGAAGTCACTGACACGACCAAAATTGGGAAGCGGGGCTATCCTCGTCACGCTGAAGCTATTGGGCGAGAACACCCCACAAAAATCGTGCCTGTCGATAATTCGGGCCAGCCGGAAGCCTCGCATCCCGGCCTGACGCTGCAAGAATATGCAGCTGCCAAACGCTGGGAGCGGGAAGTCGGCGGGATCGAGGTCAACGGCCTGACCGTCGCTACCGATGATCGATCAAAGACCATGATTTCCGGCGCGCGGGTGGCCGCGATGGCCAATCCCGACTTTAAGACGTCCTGGAAGGGGGCGGGCGGCGAATTCGTTCCGCTCGATGCCCACGCTGTCATTGCGATCAGCGATGCAGTACTTGCTCACGTCTCGAATTGTTTTGCAACTGAAGCACAGGTTCTGGCTGACATTGAAGCTGGTGCCGTTACAACCTTCGAACAGATTGACACTGCATTTGCAGCCTAGAGCCGGAGCAAGTGGTCACCCAGTGAGGTAGCGTTTCTCACGAATTCCCGCTTCCGTAGTAATAAAAGTAGGCTGATACCAAGATGGCAGCCGCTATCGCCATGATGGCCCAGAATATCCATTCGAAATGTGCGTAAATCAACAAGACAACAGGCCCTCCGGACGAACAACCCCGAAAGGGTGGAGAGTGTTCAATCTGTTTCAGAAAGGCCCCAGTAAGGTTTCACTGAACTGGGGCCAAGCACCTTGGGAAACCACGCTGAAAGCAATGATAGGCGCTCACGGTTCTATTAGCATTGATTGATTAACAAACCGCTGTAAACATTGGAATTTTAACCATTCTGCGTCGACTAATAAAGAAACCCCGACAACGTGCAGTTGCCGAGGTTACGCAACTTCGCACATGGCTAGTAAGAACGTTGCGCACCGCCATCTTAACCGGCAAATCCTAAAATGAAACCCCGGCTGCGGGTTATGACGCGCAACCGGGGCTACACAGACCGTCCAGTCACGTCAGAAGGTTGGTCAGTGCTCCGATATAAATAGTACTGTTGTGAATTAAGAGAAGCCCCAGCAGCGGGGGCTACCGGGGCTAGCGCATCGGAATGGGCGTGGGGGGCTTAGGGTCCGATGCGCGATGCAAAACGTATTGCGGCAGTGAACCATTCTCAACTGCCTGACAATTGAAACCCTCGAAAGGTATCCACCATGGATAGAACCGTGCCAGCTGGCGCGGCGCTTCTGCTCGACTTTATTGGCGGGATCGAAGCCCCTCGCGGCTATGACGTTATATACGGCAACAATCAGGACAAGTTGCCGAAACCAATCACCCAGATGACGATTGGAGAGTTGATCGATGCGCAGGCGTCTTTCACTAAGCGTTTCAAATCGTCAGCGTCTGGACGTTACCAGTTCATGCGTGCCACGCTGCAAGATTTGTCGCGTGAGCTTGGTTTGCGAGGAACCCAGGTATTCGATGCCAACTTGCAGGACAGGCTCGGCTTTCACCTGCTGAGGCGGCGCGGTTATGATGACTATGTGTCTGGAAAGATCACCCGTACCGAGTTCGGCAAGCGCCTCGCGCAGGAATGGGCTTCTCTCCCTGTCCTTGCCGCGACGAGGGGCGCCCACCGCGAATTGAAAAGAGGCCAGAGCTACTACGCTGGCGATGCGCTGAATAAGTCTCTTGTCACCCCGGCCAAGGTCGAGGCAGTTCTGAATAAGGTCAAGACCGCTGGCGCCGTTCAGCCGGTCGTTGTTGTTCCTGACATCGTCACGGTCGAAAAGCCCGTCGTGGCAGATCCTGGGGAGCTTGGAACGAAACCATCCAAGAGCAAAACGGTCTGGACGTGGGCTGGTGCTGGCGTCATGTCGGCAATCAGCGGTGCCGGGTCATTCCTCGGTGGTCTCGACTGGCGTGTGCAGCTTCTGTTTAGCGCGGCCATCATCGGCTTTGCTATCTATGGCATCAAACGCCGTGCGGATCTGTTCAAGGCGGTGAAAGACCTGCAGGCGGAAATCGGCTGATGGGCACTCTCTGGGGGCTGATCCCATCATGGGTAAAAACTGCGCTCGCCGCCCTTGTGGCAGCGTTCCTACTTCTTGCGGCTGGTTATCTCGCTGGAAAGCGTGAAGGCCGTCAGCAGGCGCTTACTGAGCAACTGCGCGAAACCGTCAAAGCCGAAAAGGAAAGGGGCAAAGACGATGAAAAACTACGCGGCCTATCGGACTATGATTTTTGTGTTCTTGCCCTTCGTCGTCGCGGCTTGCCAGTCGAGCAATGCGACCAGTTGCGCAGGGTGGCGGCAGAATAACCTTTCAGCTGCTGGTCTGGTCGCGCTGACGAAAGTGGACCGGCCAGCAGCGGAAAGGGTTGAGGGCAATGATGAAAATGGAAAACGGCGGGGCTGCTGGCAATGAGTGAAGACTTAAAATGGCTAATGGGCACAGCCGTCACGCTGATCGTGTTCTTCAGCGGGGCTTTGATTGCGTCATTTCGATCGCTGGCAAAGTCTCAGAAGGATGGTGACGATCAGCTACATGACCGGGTGAACCGGGTCAGAGACGAGTACGTTCGCCGCGTCGATCTTGACGATCACGTCAAACAGCTGCGCGACGGAATGAAAGAAATGCGGGATGAAACTCGTGAGGGCCTGAAAGAAACGAACAAGCGCCTTGATCAGGTGCTGGCTGTCCTGGCGCAAGATAAAAAGGTGTGACCTAAAAAGAACCCCGCAGCGGATCGCGCGGGGCCGGAAGTCATGTCTCATCGGCACCCAAAATTTTATTCAGGGAATCGGATTTGTAAAGCCCCGATGTTTAACGTTCATTCAGTCGGTACCAGCCTCGCATCACTCGGATGTAGGCTGGCTTATGCTGACGGTTGGTCTTGACAGAATGCTTGCGCAGATGATCTGCGATTTTTGCAACGTCCAGGTCAGGCAAAGCACGATGAACGGACCTGGCGCTAAATGGTTCGCGAAGCTGCAGGCGTCGAAGCGCCCTTTCGATCTCTGAATTTTTCATTACCCCGTCTGCCCACAATCGAATTAGTTGCCCCGACGCGCTCTTCCCGGAGTCGTCGGGGCCGCGCTCGACAAATGAGGTGCATGCCCTTGCCGTGCGCTTTATCCGCTGAGCTTCGTACGACCCAGCGAATAACTGAAGAATGCCCTGCCGAGGGACGAGCTAGGCAGGGCTGCGCCAGCGATGGTTCTGGTGCCAGTAGAGTTGAACTGGCGCGAAGTTATCGTTCTTGCATCATTAAAA